CGCCAGGAGTTCGGCATGGGCATCCTGCTCACGCTCGTGCTGTCGGCCCTCATTTCAGAGGTCGTGAAAATCCTCGTCCGCTGGTGGCTGGAGCGGAAGGAGAATCAAGCCGACATGCGAATCCTTGTCCGCGAGAGCACGCACCATGACTGACGCCGCAAAAGAAACAGTGTTCGACATCCTCAACAAATGGGGCTTCCCGACGCTTGTGGCGCTCGCCGCTGGCTGGGTGCTGCGGCACGACGTGTTGCTGCCTCTGGTAGAAGAGCATCGTGCGTTCGTGAAGCAACTCGGCGAGACGCAACGCGAGATCAGCAAGGCGATCACCGAGCAAACGAAGCTGCTCTACGCGATGCAGCCGCAGGAGAGGAAGTGACGCATGGCATCCTACGACCAGACGCCCGGGACGCTGAATCTGTCCTTCGCTCGCGGAGATGACTTCTCCACGCTCATCGACTTTTCGATTGGCATGGCTGGCTACACCGTCACCGCTGGCATCACCTCGCTGGTGAGCCACGCCGAGGTGCAGCCGTTCGCGGTGTCGTTCGTTTCGGCGACCGCTGGCCAGGTGAATATCAGCCTGACCGACGCACAGACGGCGGCACTGGCTCGCGGGACATACGGCTGGCAGATGCGATGGACTGAAAGCAACGCCACGCGAACGGCTCTCACCGGGGTTGTCGAGGTACTCTGATGCCGATCAACGCAACCGTCAGCGGCGGGCAACAGATCACGGCGAGCGTCGGCGAGACGCAGATCGACGTGAGCGTGTCTGGTGGCGTCGGGCCTACGGGTACGGCTGGCGCGGCTGCGTCTGTGGCGGTTGGCACCGTCACCACGGGTGCGCCGGGTTCGTCGGCGAGCGTGGTCAACGCTGGCACATCGAGTGCGGCGGTGCTGAACTTCACGATCCCGGCTGGGGCGCAAGGCATCCAAGGGCCGCAGGGCATCCAGGGGATTCAGGGCGTCGCCGGTGCGAAGGGTGACCAGGGTGAACCGGGGATCCAAGGCCCTGCCGGCGTCGCTGGCCCGCAAGGTGCGAAGGGTGACCAGGGTGAACCGGGAATCCAAGGCCCTGCCGGGGCTGCCGGGGCCACGGGTGCCACCGGCCCGCAAGGCCCGCAAGGCGATCCCGGCGTCGTGTCTGCCACGGCTCCGATCACCTACTCGTCGCAGACGGTCGGCATCTCGGTCGGCACGGGCCTGGCGACCTCGGGCGGCTCGCTCGTGTTGGCATCGCACACCCACTCCGCAGCCGACATCACATCCGGCACCGTCGCCACGGCGAGGCTCGGCAGCGGGACGGCTGACTCCACGACGTTCCTTCGGGGCGACGGGGCATGGTCCGCGCCATCCGCGAGCGTCACCTACGCCACGACGGCACAGGCACAAGACCTCACCGCCACGGCGGTGGCGATGTCGCCGGATAACGTGCGGCGCGCAATCACGGCGTGGAAGCAAATCGCCTATCAGATCGCATTTACGGCGAACGGCGGCAGCACGACCAACTTGTTTACGCAATCCATCCTTTCGACAAGCAGCACTGTCGCCAGCAGTTCGGCCGCGCTCTATATGAACGCGGCGACATACTCTGGTGGTTCTGATTCCAGCAGCGCAAATTGGACTCGGCCAATAGCGTTGTTCACTCGCGTTTATCGCTCAGCTTGCCCAACGAACGGCGTCTTTCGGTATTTGTTCGGCAGTCTGGCGTCAGGCGGGTTTGCCTACGAAACGCTCAACAATCGTGGCATCGGATTTGAGATTCGACAGACTCGGCTCTGGATCATCTGCCACAACGGAACATCCCTGACGCAGTTCGACACCGGCATCGACGGCGCTTCTACCGACTTTTCAGGCACGGCATTGGAAGTGTTTCTGCGTTCCGATGGTGCTGGAAATGTGACGATCAGCGTGAGTGTGGCCGGTGGTGCGGTGCAGACGGCCACGACAACCGGCGGGCCGACCACGCCGGGCAACGGCGCTCAGCGATCCACCGCTTACGCTGCCGTCACCAACGGAGCAAGCACAACGCAGGCGCAGTTTTTCTTTACCCCGCACTTCTTGTATTTGCCGACATGACGACATTCCCCCCCATCGACTACGCCGACCTCATCGCTCTCGGCCTGCCCGAAGACGCCCCGCTTGGCCTGGAAGGCTCCGCGCTCCGCTGCGGGCCTTCGGTGCCGAGGTCCGTGCGGAAACTCCTGGTCGCCGCGATGGCATCGCCACCGCCGGAAGGCGACCGCATCGCCTATCTGCGGCACGTCCGCGACCTGCTCATGGGCCTGACCGACTGGACGCAGGCCGCCGACGCGCCGCTCACCGAAGGGCAGCAGGCAGCATGGGCCGCGTATCGCCAGGCCCTCCGCGATCTCCCCGGCGTCTACAGCGGCGCAGGCCCGATCCCGTGGCCGACTGCCCCATGACGCCCCCCACCCCTGCCGCCGTGCTCCTGGCCAACGGCCGCTGCTGCGGACGGCGATGCACGCTGTGCCCGTATACGCCGAGGTGGGTGGCGGGGGCGACGGAGGTGAAGTGATGCCAGCACGCATCCCGACCTACCGCCCGCCGCGTCTACGCTCCGCGTCGATCCCTGAGCAGCGGCCCAACGCCGCAGCACGCGGCTACTGCGACAAGCGGCACAAGGCGTGGCGGCTCGCGGTGCTGACCCGCGACGCGTGGCAGTGCCAGGACTGCGGGCGAGTCTGTGCCGACAAGCGGCAAGCTCACGCGGATCATCGCAGCCCGGTCGTGCACGGAACCGAGGTCTGCCAGGATGGACGCTCGCGGTATGACGTGGATGGCGGGCAGTGTTTGTGTCACGGCTGCCACAACCGGAAGACGGCGGGGGAAAGCCGCTAGGAAAACCTACTGTACGCTGTACACTATGACCACCCACAAGGAGGTGGTCGATGGCGTGCATGAAATGCGGTTCCGATTGGGTGACGCCCAGAGGCAAGAACATGGTTTCCTGCCCAGAGTGCTGCAAGCAGCAGCGGTGCAAGGCGAGGAAACAAGGACGGCTGCCGGCGGAAGAATCGAAGGCGTGCGAGCGGTGTGGCTGCGAGTTCGTCGCCATCGGCGGCAATGCGATGTTGCAGTCGCGACATTGCGCCGACTGCCTCATAGCGGCCAGAAAGGAATCGCGTGAAAAATACCGGCAAGAGGTTGCCAAAGGACTACGAACGCCAGGCAAGGCGTCACGCCGCGAAAAACTGAAATGCCTTTTGTGCGGACAGTCGCTTGTGAAAAACCAGACAAAGTATTGCGGCAATCAGTGCTTCGTCGCAGCCAAGAAGGCAGGCATCCAATCATGGGATCGCACTGGGCAGTTAGAGTCGATCTGGCACCGAGGCGGTCGCTGGGCGTGTGCTCCATCGCGAAAGCCTATCCAAGAGATGCGAGGCAATATGCACGCGTTTCTGCGTAAGGTGCGGCGGCTTACTGGCTTTGCGGCGATTCGATGGAGGCCATGCAAGGAATGCGGAGCAAGTAGCGAGCGACGCATTTGTTCTAGCGAGTGCCAGACAGCCTGGGACAATAATCGCAAGGCGCGTCGCAGGGCAGCGAAGAAGGCATACAACAAAGTAGCTGGCAGGCACTTTAAGCAGAGGGCTAAGCGATTCGGAGTCCGCTATATACGATTTGCTAAGTCAATGATCTATGAGCGAGATGGCTATACCTGCCAGTTGTGTCGTAATCCTGTGTTGCAAACTGTGAAATACAACGCAGCCGATGGCAAGATACACATGAGGTCGCCAACAATCGATCACATCATCCCCATGAGCAAGGGCGGCAATCATGAGCCGCCGAACTGTCAGACCGCTTGCTTTGAATGCAACTCCAAGAAAGGCAACAGGCGAGTTGGTCAACTTCGGCTGGCAATCGACTGACCCCCCGCTGGTAGGGCATATGTTGCCTTACCGGCACGGATGAGGAAAACCCGTCGTTCCGGCGTAGGGACGCGTGGCCGAAATTGGAACTTTGAAAATGGGCAAGGGCCGCAAGCCGACTCCGAAAGCCATCCTGCAGCTTCGCGGCTCTCGCGTGCGAGGTCCGCACGTTCGCGGCATCGACGCCACGCCAGGCGTGCCGCCAGCCCCGGCCTGGCTGTGCGAGACGGCCCGTTTCGAATGGGAGAGGGTCGTGCCGATGCTAGAGGCGTCCAAGGTGATGAGCCCTCGTCACCAGCAAACCCTCGCCGGCTACTGCGACTCATTCGCCGACATGGTGCAGGCCGACGCGGAATTGAAGGCGAACGGCACGACACTTGTGGACGGCAAAGGTAGGGTGAGTAATCACCCGGCGTGGCTGCGAAAAAGAGACGCACGGAATCAGATGCTCAAGTTCGCGGCCGAGTTCGGCCTGACCGCTTCCGCGATGGCGAGGGTATCGGCTGTTGAGCAAGCGACCACGGAAGACGAAGACGACGCCAAGATGTTCGCCTGACGTTGGCCCGCGAAACGAAAAGGCGGATATGGCCGTCCGGTTCTTTGAGGAGAACCTGACCCACGCAAAGGGGGAACTGGGCGGCAAGCCGTTCGTGCTCGAGCCCTGGCAGCAGCGGTACATCCGCACGCTCTTTGGCACGCTGCGAAAAGACGGGCTGCGGCAGTACCGGACGAGCTTGCTTGCGATTCCGCGAAAGAATGGAAAGTCAACGCTGTGCGCTGGCATAGCGTTGAAGTTGCTTTTCGACGGGGAACCAGGGGCGGAAATCTACTCGTGTGCCGCCGACCGCGACCAGGCCCGGCTCGTGTTTGAGATGGCGAAGGTGTGCGTGGAGCAATCGCCGAAACTCCGCACGAAACTGCGGGTGTTTCGTAATTCCATCGTCCGCGAGGATACCCACTCGTTTTACAAGGCTCTCTCTGCTGAAGCGTTCACGAAGCACGGGCTGAACGCTCACGGCGTGATCTTTGACGAGTTGCACGCCCAGCCGGATCGCGAGCTTGTGGACGTGATGCAGACCTCGATGGGGGCGAGGCGGCAGCCCATGCTGGTCTACATCACGACGGCGGGATATGACCGCAAGAGCATCTGCTGGGAGATATGGAAATACGCCGAGTCTGTCGCGAGCGGGGCGATCAAGGACGAGTCATTCCTGCCGGCGATCTACTCGGCATTGCCGGATGACGATTGGAAATCAGAGGAGACGTGGCGGAAGGCGAACCCGAATCTCGGCGTCAGCGTCAAACTGGATTACCTCCGCAGCGAATGTGCGAGGGCGGTGGAAATGCCGTCCTTTGAAAACACGTTCCGGCAACTCCATCTGAACCAGTGGACCGAGCAGGATACGCGCTGGCTGCGGATGGATGCTTGGGCGAGGTGTGGCAAGCCGTGCCCGGTGACGTTGCAGGGCCGGGAGTGCTGGGCCGGGCTCGACCTGGCGACCACGTTTGACACGACGGCGTTTGTGCTGGTGTTCCCGCTGGAAGACGGGCGGTACTGGGTTGAACCGCACTTCTGGATTCCCGAGGAGAACATGCGGGAGCGGGTGCGGAGAGACAAGGTTCCGTATGACGTTTGGGCACGTCAGGGGTATTTACACCTGACTCCCGGGAACGTCACAGATTTCGACCAAGTGCGTTCTGACATCAACGCACTGGCGAAGAAATACAACATCCGGCAGGTCGGCATCGACCGCTGGAACGCGACGCAGTTGGCGAACCAACTGCAAGGTGACGGTGTGAATGTCCTAGGCTACGGACAGGGCTACAGCTCCATGAGCGGGCCGAGTCTCGTGCTCGAATCGCTCTGCGTGTCGGAAAAGCTACTGCATGGCGGGCATCCGGTGCTCGCGTGGCAGGCGGGAAACGTGGCGGTCCAGAAAGACCACAACGGCAACATCAAGCCGAGCAAGGCAAAGAGCAACGAGCGTATCGACGGAATCGTCGCCCTGGTCATGGCTCTTGGCGTTCATGCGTCGCAAGAGGTGAAGGGGCCGGCAATCGAACCATCCATCCTCATCCTATGATCGCCCAAAACAACCGCATTCTGTGGCTGCCCGAGAGTGACGCCCGGCACTTCGACTACGAGTCGGGCGGCTACGGCGGCGGCGGTCGCAATCCGTCTGGGGTGAAGGTGGACGCCGAGACGGCGTTGCGTTCGACCGTGGTGCTGGCGTGCATCCGCGTGCTGTCTACGTCGGTCGCCGGGCTGCCGCTGCACCTGTATCGGCGGCTGGCTGGTGGTGGCAAGGAGGTTGCCCGCGAGCATCCGCTGTATCGGCTTCTCCATTCGCAGCCGAACTCGTGGCAGACGAGCTTTGAGTGGCGCGAGCAACTCATGCTGCACCTGCTGTCGCACAGTGAAGCGTATAGCGAGAAGGTCTATACCAGCGGTCAACTCAGCGAACTCGTGCCGTTGCATCCGTCGCGGATGAAGCCCGAGCGGATTGAGAACGGGCGGCTTCGCTACAAGTACCGCGAGGATTCTGGCGGCACGACGACCTACGCCCAGGATGCGATTCTCGTCGTGCGTGGCATGAGCGATGACGGCGTGAACGGGATGTCGATGATCGAATTGTCTCGCGACGCCATCGGGCTGGCGCGGGCGTGCGAAATCCACGGGGCGACGTTCTTTGGCAACGGTGCCCGGCCGGGCGTGATCCTGACTACCGATCAAGTGCTGTCGCCCGAGGCGGCTGAGAGCACGCGGAACCAGTGGGAGCGTGTCCACGGTGGCGGGCCGCAGCGGGCTCACCGTGCCGCCGTGTTGCAAGGCGGGCTCAAGGTCAACGAACTCGGCGGCAACAACCAGGAGTCGCAGTTCCTCGAAGCCCGGCGGTTTCAAGTTGAGGAAATCTGCCGCATCTACGGCGTGCCGCCGCATCTCGTGGGCGACCTCTCGCGTTCGTCGTTCTCGAATATCGAACAGCAGTCGCTCGATTTTCTGACGAATGGGCTGTCGCCGTGGCTGCGCCGCATTGAGTCTGCGGTCACCCGCGACTTGCTCGATGGCGATGACGAATACTTCGCGGAGTTCGACACGCGTGGCGTGCTGAGGGCTGATGCCGCTGGCCGTGCGTCGTTCTACCAATCGCTCTGGAACATGGGCGTGGTGAGCGTCAACGAACTGCGATCATGGGAGAACATGAACCCGGTTGATGGCGGTGACGTGCGGTTCGTGCAACTCAATATGACCACGCTCGACAAGGCGGCTGCGGTTCCCGAGCCGATCCCGGCGGCGGTGGTCGAAGAGCCGGTGGTCGATGCCACGGCTCCCTCGCCGGAACCGGCTGCGGACGCTGAGCCGCAGGCCGCCGACGTGTCGCTCAACGGTGCCCAAATCACGGGGCTGCTCGCGATCCTGCAGGCTGTCAGCACAGGCGTCTTGACCAAGAGCGGTGCCGCTGCAGCGGTCGCGGCAGCCTTCCCGTTCATTCCGCAGCCGCAGGTCGACGCCATCCTCGCTGGCGTGCCTGAATCGCCGGTACCGAGTGCCGTGCCCGAGGCGGCCCCGCCAGTGGCGCCGCTGGGCCGCTCGCTGCCCGAGGCTCGTGCCTTGACCATCAGCATCGACTTCGACCGCACGTTCGCGGCCGACCCGGCATTGTGGGGCGAGTTCGCCCGCAAGTCAGTGGCGGACGGCAATACGGTCGTGATGATTTCGCGCCGCCCAGAGGAGGACCGCCAGGTCGTGACCGACACGCTGGGCGAGTACGCCGATGCGTTCTCTCAAGTGTTGCTTGTGGGCGGCGACACGCTCAAGGCTGACGCGGCTCAGGCGGCTGGCATCGACGTGGACGTGTGGGTGGATGACAGCCCGCAGACGATCACGGACGAACCGGCATCGAAGAAGCGGAGCCGCAGGAAGAAGACCGGAGGTGAGGACAATGGCTGACCTGCTGATCGAGCGACGTTCTCTTGCGATTGACGAGGTAGAGTCGGCGGTGCCGCTGCTCACGGTCGAGAGCCGCAGCGAAGACGGTGCCGAGCGGGAATGGGTTGTGGGCTACGCTGCCAAGTTCGGCGTTTTGAGTTTGGACTTGGGAGATTTTGTGGAAAGGCTGGACCCCGGTGCGTTCGGCATCGTGGTGGAGCGTCGCGGTCGGCGTCGCCCTCTGGAGACGCGGGCGCTCTGGAATCACGACCCGAACTTCCCTCTCGCTCGCTACCCGGGCACGTTGAAGCTCACCGTGGACGAGGTGGGGCTGCGGTACGAGTTCCCCGTGCCCGACACGACCTACGGGCGGGACTTGGCTGCAAACATCCAGGCTGGCATCGTGCGGGGCTCGTCATTCTCGTTCACCGTCCCAAGCGGCGGCGAGACGTGGAGCCAGGAGGATGGCCGCAGTGTCAGGACAATCTTGGCCGTCGATTCTTTGCTGGACGTTTCCCCAACGACGTTCCCGGCCTACCCGGACACGGACGTGAAGGTTGCCCAGCGTTCTTACGATGCGTGGCGTTCCGCGTCGGCTGATGTTCAACGTCGCCAGATTGACCGCGTTTTGCAGGCTCGCGGCAAGGCGGCATCACTCCGCGAGTATCTGAAAACGCATGGCCGCTAGTGGCGATTCGTGCCCGAAGTGCCGTGAGGGCCGGTTGACGGTTGCGTCGAGCGTCCGCAGCGGTGAGTACCAGACTCGCTATCTGCGATGCACGCGGTGCAGTTGCACCGACAAGCAAGTGATCCATGCGGGCGAGATTCGCCGCGTGAAGTTCTTTACTGGTGCCAACGCATAACTGCGTGGTTTCCGCCTCGCGTTTCTAGGTTCGATGTAGGCGACGGCAAGAGACCGTCGCTTCCCGAACACAGGAGACGCGCCCGTGGCTGTCGAGAAGCTCAAGGCTCTGCTGGACGAACTGGCCTCTGTCGTTGCCGAGATGGAGGCGATGACCGAGGACGCCCCCGAGGGCGAAGACGCCGCTCCCATGAGTGAGGAGCAGGAAGCGTCCCTCCGCAGCCTGGAGCAGAAGGCCGACAAGCTCCGCGAGCGGATCGCGTTCCTGGAGCGAGTGCAGGCCAAGAGCCTCGAGTTGCGTTCCGTGCTGGAGCGTGCCGCCCCGGCCAAGAAGGTCGATTCCGTCACCGAAGACAAGGAGCCCGCCGTGGCTGAGAAGCGTTATTTCGCGATCCCCAAGGCGTCGCACAACCTCCGTGGCTTCAAGGGTCCGAACGCCGAAGAGCGGGCGTACCGTGCTGGTATGTCGCTCAAGGCGACCCTGCTCAACGACGCCGAGGCTCGCCGGTGGTGCGATGACCACAGCGTCGAGCATCGTGCCCAGTCCGGTGGCATCAACTCGCTCGGCGGCGTGCTCGTGAACGCCGAACTGTCGAGCGAGATCATCCGGCTGGTCGAGGAGTTCGGTGCGTTCCCGGCGAACGCTCGCAACGTCACGATGAACAGCGACACGCTGCTCGTCGCCCGGCGTACCGGCGGTCTGACCGCTCGGGCGATTGGCGAGAACGCCGCTCCGACCCCGAGCGACGTGACCTTCGACAACATCCAGTTGGTCGCCAAGCTCTGGGGCGTGGACAACCGGGTTCCGATGTCGCTCATGGAAGACTCGGCGATCAACCTCGCCGACGCCATGGCGGTCGAGGTGGGCCAGGCGTTCGCCGAAGCCTTCGACAATTCCGGGTTCATCGGCACCGGCAACGGGGCTCTGTACCACGGCACGACCGGCGTGGCCGTGTCGATCATCGACGGCACGCACACTGCGTCGGTCCAGAGTGCGGCCAGCGGGAACAACACCTTCGCGGGGCTCGCTCTCAGCGACTTCACGAACGCTGTTGCTCGGCTGCCGCTGTACGCTCGCAACAGGAATGCCAAGTGGTACATCTCGCCGTCTGGCTACGGCTCCTCGATGCTCCGTCTGATGATGGCGGCGAGCGGCAACAACCAGGCCGACGTGGCTGCGGGTGCGAACCTCAACTTCCTCGGCTTCCCGGTGGTGCTCGTGCATCCGATGGAAAGCCGCCTGACCGGCACCGCCTCGCAGGTCGCGTGCCTGTTCGGCGACCTGTCGCAGGCGGCCACGTTCGCGACGCGGCGTGAGATCCGCGTGGCGACGGACTCCAGCCGGTTCATCGAGTTCGACCAGCTCCTCACGTTCGCCACGGCTCGCGTTGCCATGGTCGCCCACGACCTCGGCGACAACAGCAAGGCTGGTCCGATTGTCGCCCTCCGGTTCGCCGCCTGACCTTTGACCTTCTAGGAGAAGAAACCAGTGAACTTCATCGAGAACACCAAGACGGTTGTCGGTACTACCGTCACGTCGGCGGCGGCTACCGCTACCCTGACCATCGACACGCTGGGCTACGCCTACGCCAGCGTGGACGTGATCGTTGCGGTTTCGACCACGCCTGCGAATACGGCGGCCTCCATCCTGAACGTCTTGTCGCTCTCGGGCGGCGAGACGACCACGGCTGGCAGTTCGATCTACACGGTGGCCGCGCCTGCCGCGTCGGCTGCCGTGACCGCGCAGCCATCGGTGGTTCGGCTTGACATCGACCTGCGTGGCAGGGGCCGGTACGTCAAGGTTGACGCGACCCCTGCAACGGCGCTCGCCACGACCATCGTGGCTCGTCTGAGTAAGGGCGAGGTTGGCCCCGACTCGGCTTCCGAGATGGGTGCCCTGGCGAAGTATTCCGGCTGACGCGGCTTGACAGCCTCGACACAGTAGATGGCGGGAGTGGCGTTCGCTGCTCCCGCTATCTCTGTTTTTGAGGACTCCATGATCGTCAAAGTCGGCAGCACGGACGTGGACGTGCGGATCGAGTGCGTGATGAGCGGCCCGCGATTCGGCCCGCTTGCGAACGTGTTCGGCTGGGCTCAAGCCCTCATGCCGCTCGGCATCCGGCCGACGCTCGGACAGGGTGCTCTCTGGGGGCAGGTGCTTCAGCGGTCGATGGAGCAGTTCGTCGATTCGACTGAATACATCCTCACGACCGACATGGATTCGTTCTGGGGGCACCGCGAGGTTTCCGAGCTTGTCGCCCTCGCGATGGCGTTTCAGTGCGACGCCCTGGCCCCACTCCAGGTGAAGCGTGAGGACGGCCGCCCGATGTTCACGTTGCCCGGCACACTGGAGAAGCCGCCGGCTGGCGGGGCGACGGAGTTGCCAATGTCATGGTTCGCGGAGCCCGTGCAGGAGGTGGACTCGGCTCACTTCGGCTGCACGCTGATTTCCACGAAGGCACTCAAGCGAACGCCGAAACCGTGGTTCCAAGACCACCCGAACGCCGCTGGCGAGTACGGGGACGGAAGGACCGACGCCGACATTTTCTTCTGGAAGCAATTCAAGCGTGGCGGCAACCGCCTCTACGTCTCGCCTCGCGTGTCCATCGGGCACGGCGAGTGGGTGGCGGTCTGGCCGGGCAAAGACCTGCAAGCCCCGGTGTTTCAGTACGTGGGCGACTACAACGCCAACGGGCGTCCGAAAACTGCATGGAGCGTGACCAAATCGTGAAAATCAAACTAGCGACGAACTACTCGACCTATACGGTCGGCACGGTGATTGACTGCGAAGACGAGACGGCACAGCGGCTCATCCGTGATGGCATCGCCGTCCGCGAGCAGCAGATGGACCTGATCGAGACGGCATCGGTCGATCACGACGTTGAGCGGGCCGACGCCACACCACGAAGACGAGGACGGCCGCCGCGTGCGATACAGAAGCCTGACGACACTGACGCCGCCAGCGGTTGAGCCCGTCACGCTCGCCGAGGCCAAGGCTCACTGCCGCGTTGACACGAACACCGACGATGCCTTGATCCAGGCATACCTCACGGCTGCTCGTGAGTGGTGCGAGGCGTATTGCGACGAGACGCTCGTGCATACGCAGTACCGCATGACGCTCGATGCGTTCCCGGGCGAGATCGAGCTGCCGCGTCCGCCGATGGCTTCGTCTGGCACGGCCACGGCAGTCAGCGTCACCTACACGCTGGAGAACCAATCGACGGCGGTGCTTTCGACCACGGCCTACCGCGTGGATCGGGCTTCGATGCCTGGCGTGCTGCGGACGCCGTACAACGGCTCCTGGCCCAGCCATCTCCTCGACTACAACGCCGTGACCGTGACGTGGTGGGGCGGCAAGAGTGCGGACGGCTCGGGCGTGGAACAGCGGTTCAAGAACGCGATTCTGTGGCTGGTGGGCATGTGGTACGAGCGGCGGATGGCGGCTGACGCCGTGAGCCTGTCGGAGATTCCTTTCGGCGTGAAAGCGTTGCTCGATTCGGCGAAGTGGGGGTCTTACCGATGAGCGACATCAAAGGCCGATTCGGCATCGACGTGCTGTTCACCGATTCGACCGTGGCTGGCGGGGCGAAGTCGCTGAAAACGATCACGCTCCAGCACGCCACCGAATATGACGTCGGAAAAGTGGCCGTCGTGTCTGGCACCTGCGGCACGGCGGTCGTGAGCGTGCCGGTCGCCCCGACTACCTATCGCAATGCGGCGGGCAACCTCGTCTCGTTCGCGAGCGTCTCTCGCGTGGCGTTTTCCGCGACCGGCGCGGCAATGGTCGCGTGCGACGGCTCGGGCGGCTGCGGCGAAAACGATTGGACGATCTACTCGCGGGCCGGGCAGGTAGCCGTGTCGGAGGCGGTGGAGACGGCTTCGTTTTCGATCAACGTGATGGGCACGGCTGGCACGGCGGCGTACACGCTGGTGTTGTATGGCTCTTGATCCCGGGCGGCTCCGCGAGCGGGTGACGATTCAATCCGCGACCGAGCGGCGGAACACGCTGGGCGAAACAACCCTGGAGTGGGCCACGTTCGCCGAGCGGTGGGCGAGCGTCGAAGGGCTTTCGTCTCGCGAGTTGCTGTTGTCGGGGCAGCAGCAGACGGAACTCACGCACCGCGTGCGGCTGCGGTACGTCACCGGGCTGACGCAATCCATGCGGATTTCGTGGCGTGGGCGGCTGCTGGAGATCACGACGCTCCTCGAGCATGGCAACCGCAGCGAGCATGAGATTCTCTGTACGGAGCGGGTGGACTGATGGCAACCGCTGGCATCGAAATCACCGCTGAGATGGCTGAACTGCGGGAATTGCAGCAGGCTATCGGTCGGCTGTTCTCTCCTGCCGACAAGGCCCGCATCTTGAAGGCGGCACTGGAAAAGGCAATCGAGCCCGCGTACCAGCGGCTGCAGCAACTCACACCCATCGGCCCGACCGGGAACCTGCGCCGGGCGGTATCGAAGAAGGTGAAGACCTACACGAAGGACGGGACTGCCGTTGGGCTCGTCGGCTTCCGCCGGGCCGGTCAGGAGCGTTCGGAGAGTGCGGCTGGCGGTGCCGTGCGTACCGGGCCTGACCGGGCGTTTCATCAGTGGTGGCTAGAAGAGGGGACAAAGCCCCGTCAGGTGATGACGCTGTCCAACAAGCCCTATGGGCGAAAGGGGCATCTGCGTCGCATCAAGGGTCGCCCGTCGGTCGAGGTTCGCCCGCACATCGTCCAGAAGGGGCAAGGCGGATACATCGCGTCGAGCTACAACCGGCTCGGCCCGTTCAAGATGATTCGCACGGATAATGGCCGCGTGCAGACGGACCCCGGTTCGCCGCGAGCGTTTTTCAAGAAATCAAAGACTCCGATCACGATTCCCGCCATGCAGCCCGGCGGCAGCGGCGCCCCGCCGCTCAAGACCGCCTGGGATCAGACCCAGCCGACCGTGGCGGAAATCCTCCAGCGGGAACTGCGGCTGTCGCTGGAGCAGGCGGTCAGCACCCTGGCCCGGTCGGCGTCGGAGGTAATCGGCGAATGAGCGTCAAATCCCCCGAGCGGCTGATTGCCGCCGCCCTGGCATCCTCGCCCCTGGTGGCCGAGCTGATCGGCGACCGGGTCTATCCGGTGATTGCCCCGGCGTCGGCGGCGATCCCGTTCCTGACCTGGCGGCGGCAGGGGGTGCAGCGGGAGGCGACGCTTTCCGGCCCGTCTGGCGTCGCCAACGTGACGCTGGCGGTGGATATGTACGACACGACCTACGAGGGAGTAAGGGAACTGGCCGACCGCTGCCGGGAAACACTGGATGGTTTTGGGGGGGCGTTGGGAAACTGGATTTCAGTTCGCAACGTGTCGCTGCTCAACGAGAGCGACGGGTTCGTTCAACTGGCTGGCGGCGACCTGCCGCCCGTCTATAGCGTGACGCAGACCTACACCATTCTCTGGCAGGAGACTTGACCAGTGTCATTCTCGACTCCGCACGATACCGCAGTTGCTGGCTCTGGAACGACCCTCACGCTCGGCGCCACTACGTATGTAGTCACGAACATCGTGCTGGCGAACACTGACCCTGGTGCGGCTGCCAACACGCAGATCGACGTGGCGCACCTTGGCCAGACCACCGGCGAATTGGCTGCAAGGCTCACGCCCCCGCTTGTGCTGCCCGCTGAAGACGGCGGCTCGGGGCGGCAGGTGACGTTCGACTACCTCGGGAAAATCGTCATCTCGGACGGCGCGACCGGCACCTACAAGATCACCGTTGCCGGTTCGACGCTGGTCGGTGGCACCACGGCGAGCTATTACACCGTGCAGAGTTCGACGCTGACGCTGGCGACGAACGACGCCATCCGTGGGCAGGGCGTTCTTACGGTCGCCCGCTAATCACGACGGGAGGCCGTCGTGGCGATTCCATGCCAAGGCTTTACGCTGACCTGGGGAGGCCAGACGCTCTCCGAGGTCCAGGCTCTTGAAGCCGACATCTACG